GCCCAGCGAAGATTGCCCAAGCGGAGGCGAAAGCCGTCCGTGAAATCAAGCGCGACATCGAAGCGACTTTGATGTCCAACAATGACCGCTCGGTCGAAGATGGTGGTAGCACCGTCTACGGTCTGCGCGGCCTTGGCGACTGGATTGACTCCGCTGGCCCAGCGGACGTTCCTGCTGCCTATCGCACTCCTGCTGCGAGCATTAGCGCGTCTGGCGCGGTGACAGAGACAGTGTTCAACAACCTCATCACCAGCATCTATCGCGTAACTGGCACAACAAACAGCCTCACGCTGGTTGCTGACACAGCCCTCCGTCGCGTTATCAGCGATTATGCCCGTACCTCTGGCAGCTCTGACTACTCGGTTCGTCAAGTGACGTACAATGGCGAGGTTTCGACCATCAAGCTCGCGGTTGAGATGTATGAGTCCGACCACGGCATGGTGAGCATCGTCAACATGAACCCTGACTGCGCTCCTGACACATCGAACAAAGACACTGGTTACCTCATCAATCCTGACTACTACGGGGTTGCGGAGCTTATCAGCCTTGGTTCGACACGTCTTCCTAACCTTGGCGGCGGCGACCGTGGTTATGTTGACAGCACGCTGACACTTCTGGTGAAACATCCCGGAGCGCACGGCAAAATCACAGCGATTGCCTAACCATTAACTAAGGAACCATTACCATGGCTAAATTAACTATCAACGAAGCCGCACAAGGCTTCACACACAAATTGGCATTTGATTATGTCGATTTACAAACTACTGGCTGGCTCTCCACCATCAGTGCTGCCAATCAACGCGCTGTTGGTTCGTTGCTAAAGGGCGGTATTGTAGATACAGCGGTGCTTTACCAAGTGGTAGACCCTGCTGGCGCAACTGACCTTACCATCGACTTCGGTGTTACGGGTGCTGACCCTGATGAGTTCATTGACAACGGCGACGTTGACGGTGCTACTCAGGTTCTTTGGAACACTGGCGATGCCTTTGTTGGCACAGACAGTGGTACGCATACTACCTCCAATGTTGTTAATGGCTACGCCAATAACACGACATCGGCAAAAACGATGTTGATGGAGTTTAATGGCACGGTAGATGACCTCACGGCTGGGAGCTGGGTTCTCGCGTGGCGGCAGATGGATTGTCCTACACAGTAAGCACAAACTAGTCTTGCTATACTTGGGGCATACCTTTAAGGGTATGCCCCTTTTTAGTGCATGAACATAATTACTCAGCTCCCAAGATACTCTGATGGTGAGGTTAATCGAGCGTTAATCCGCGAAATCACAACTGGGATGGAGTTGAAGAAACAGATGGAAAACAAGAAGGAAATTGAGGCGGCAGAACAGGCCAAGGCACACGTTGCGGCCAGAGAGGTGCAGGGGTTGGGGCGTTGCGTAGGGGTGATTCCAGAATGGGAGTTCTTCCGTATGCAGCAGAAGTATGGACACGCCGAGATTCATTCCAAAGGCTTTATGAAGTATTTCCAGAAGACATTTCCGCATCTATCTCCTAATAAACTATAATGCAAAGCAACACCTACACAAGTTTCTATGCAGATGTCTTGGCTCTCACGGGCAATAGCAGCTTCACCACTACTGAGCAAACGCGCATCTTGGCTAATGCGAACCGTAGGTTGTATCAGGCTTATCGTAGCTTTTCAAGTTGGCCGCGCTACATTGTGGGCGGCGAATTACGTCCAGCTACTAATGGGCTGATTAGCCGTGACGCTATTGCGGGGGCAACCTACACTATCAGCACTGCAACTCGCAGTGGTAGTGTAGTGACTATCACTACAAGCGCACCCTATGCTATGTTCACGGGTGCAACGGTGACAATTGCTGGTTTGTCTGGCACGGTGGAACCAGATGGCGACTATGAGATTACAGAAGTGAGTGCTTCTGTGTTCACCTATGATTTAACCACTGGCACTGGCACAGAAACTTACACTGGCAGCGGCACAGCCGTCTATGCTGGCATTTCAACGGTGGATAGCTTCAATCGCATCTTCCGTGATAACCCCCTCAATCTTAATAGCTCAGTAGAGTATGAGTTCTATGTAGATGTTGATGGGGCGCACGTTATCAATAATTTCTCCAACAATAGTTCGTTCTGGGTTAATTATTACAAAGAGTGGAGTGGGCCATACACGGCGGCATCCACAGACATTCCCTTAGAGTTCTATCGTTTTGCTGTCCATGCCACCTATGCTGACTATCTGCGCTTTGATGGGCAGATTGACAAGGCTATGGCCGAAGAAAACAATGCCCAGCAGTATCTTATGATAGAAATAGACAAAGCAGAAAACCAACGTAACGTAAACACCTTACAACGCAGAATCTCAACCTATAATTCCCGTCAATCCCGCTAATCATGGCTAATACATTTTCAGTCAATTTATATCCGCTTCCCGCACCCGGTGCTACGCTACAGAAACTCACTGTTAGCACAGCCCCTGTTTCCTATGCCTCTACGTTTTATGACGGCAAAGTAAAGTTTGTGCTGTTTGAAGTGCAAGCTGGTGGGGTGTATGTCACTTTTGATGGCAGCACACCTAGCTCGTCTAATGGGCATCTCTATGCTGTAAACACCCGCGAGTTCTGGAGTGCTAACAGAGCAGATGCGGCTAAATTCATCCGTGCAACAGTGGATGCCACTGTCTACGGCTCACCCTTTACTTGCTAATTTTATGGCTAACTCAAGAATTGTTAATGGCCCAATGCAAGTGTTACCCGCGCCGGGCGTGGGAGACAGAACATTAGCTGTTACGGGAACAGCTTCTGATTTTATTGTGGCGGCACTTGATGCTGACACAAGTCATGTCTATTGGAGCTTAGATGGGTGCGATATGCGCGTCACGATTGACGGCGGTGCGCCTACGGCTGGAGCTGGTCACATCTTTAAGGATGGCAACTCTGGCATTTGGAGCCGTTCATGGGCTATTGCTGCTAAGGTGATTGCAGTATCTGGCAGCGGCACAATTACAATCAGCGAACTCAACTACGCCTAATATGTCTGGAATCTTTGACCAAGTAATCAACTACGCTCCGCCCAGCTTGCTCAAAGGTACGGTGACGTATAAGGGGACGTGGAGTGCGGCCACCAATACGCCTACGTTAATTAATCCGCCAGATAGCACAACTAATGGATTCTATTATGTAGTGAGCGCGGCTGGGACGCAGTTTAGTTTGTCGTTTAACATTGGCGATTGGATTATCAGCAATGGCTCGGCTTGGGAAAAGGTAGACAACACAGACGCTGTTTCTAGCGTATTCGGGCGCACAGGCGCGGTGGTGGGCGTAAGCACGGATTATAGTGCGGTGGGCATTACAGCGACAGCCGTGGGTGCTAGCAGCCCCTCTACGGGTGCTTTCACCACACTTTCGGCCACTACACCATTGGCTGTAGCTTCTGGCGGAACAGGAGTCACAACTTCCACAGGCACAACCAACGTAGTGCTGTCAGGCTCGCCAACAATCACGACCCCAGTGATTGCCCAAATCAATGATGCTAGTGGCAATGAGACGTTGAAGTTGGCCTCAATTGCCAGCGCGGTAAACGAAATTTCGATTGAAAATGCCGCAACAGGAAACCCTGTTCATATTAGGGCAAGTGGTGGGGACGCTTCTATTGGACTGCATTTGGTCGCCAAGGGGTCGTCAGGCTACGTTAACGTCACCGATGGCGTAGACGAAACGAAACGTCTGATGTTCAACGCTGCGGGTGGCACGACAAACACGCGCACGATGCTGAGTAGCACGCAGACTGTCGATAGAACGATTTCGTTGCCAGATGCTACGGATACATTGGTTGGCCGCGCCACGACAGACACCCTGACGAATAAAACGCTTACAAGTCCGACAATGACCGCGCCTGTTCTTGGCACGCCAGCCAGCGGCACGGTGACGAATCTTACGGGGACGGCATCTATCAACATAAATGGCACGGTAGGAGCGACGACTGCTAATACAGGAGCGTTCAGCACTTTGTCGGCTACAACCAGCGGCTCGACCTCAACGATTACCCTTACTGATACAGGAGCAAGTGGAGCCAACTTTAAATTTGTTGGTGACGGTGCTACAACTCCAAATAAATATATTCGCGCTCAAGGTGGACAACTTCAGTTTCTTAATTCTGCATACAGTGCGGCTATTGCAACATTAACTGATGCTGGTAGTTTTTCAGCTGTGGGTGGAATCAACTCTACGGCCATGGGTGCCACCGTGCCATCCACGGGGGCGTTTACAACTTTGGGAGCGAGCGGCACTTCTACACTGTTCTTCACTCAAATTAGCACATCCGACCAAAGCAACTGCCGTTTGAGGTTTATTAACACAGGCAGCGGTGGGCAAACTTGGGACATTATAGGAGGAACAAATGGAGCATCAAATGTTGGGTTAGGTTTTCTAAATGGCTCGACAACGTATATGCAGTTGACGACCGCAGGCGCGGCAATCACTGGGACTATCACATCTACAGGCAATATGTCTGTTACTGGAAATGGTGGATTTTACAATTCTGGTTCTGCTCCCATTGGTTTTTCATCAGATACTGCAGCGAGTGGAAATACATATTTAGATATCTATAGGGTGCTAAATATTCGTAATACGAATGCATCTTATGCGACATTGGGCCAATGGAGTGCGACTGGGCTTTCAATCACTGGGACTTTGTCGGCCACGGGAACAATTACAAGCAGTTCTCCCGCATCAACTAATTCAACCACATTTCGTTCAGAAGGTTACATTGCCAATGGTGCTGTAGATACCCGTTGTGGAACAATCAGAAATCAATTTGATACCAATACAGGCTATTCAACATTTTGGACTGCTAAACGGTTAGCTGGTGGAAGTGGATACCAGATGATTCTGGGAACAGCCGCTGGCGCAGGAGATGTTGACATTGCCGTAATTTCCTCCACTGGCCTCGCGGTTACTGGGAATTTATCAGCCACAGGAACAAGCACCTTAGGTGCAATTAATTCAAGTGGTGCAATTACAAGTACGGTAGCTGGTGCTGGATTTACAGCAACTACTGCTGGTATAACAACATTAATTAGCTCAAATGGCGGTGCGTTTGTAGGAACAACGTCAGCACACGATTTACAACTTATACGCAATAGCTCAACTATTGGAACTTTTTCTGCCACTGGCCTCGCGGTCACAGGCTTGATTAGTGCTACAACTACCGTCAAAGCAACAACAGAATTTCACGCAGTATCTCCTACTAACACTGGTAGTGCATCATTCCGTTCAGCGTTTACAACGTGTGGCGTTGATTTAGCTAACTCAACAGATACCTCTGGCGTTGCTTTTATAAATTTCCGTAAAGCCGATAGCACGGCTATTGGCAGCATTAACCGAGTAGCATTAACAAATGCCGTTGTTTACAACACAACCTCTGACGCTCGTTTCAAAGAAAACTTCCGCGACTTTACGGATTCTGGCCGTCTGATTGATGCGTTAAAGCCTCGCGTGTTTGACTGGAAAGATTCGGACAGCAACGGCAAGGATGTCATTGGTTTTGTTGCTCAAGAGGAACACGCCGCCGACCCAATCTTTGCCCATATCGGAGCGGTGAGTGTGGGCGATGATGACCCTACCACCATTACAAAGCAATGGCAGCGTAGTGATGCGGCTCTCATTCCTATCCTTGTAGCCGAGCTGCAATCCCTCCGCAAACGCCTCGCCGCACTAGAATCCAAATGAGCTACGACCCACTCAGCATTGACGCACAGCTATCCGCTATCCTGACGCGCATGGACGCGCAGGACAAGGTGCTGGAGCAAGTGCTGCAGCAGTGCATCAAGACAAACGGTCGCGTGACGATGCTGGAGAGTTTTAAGAACGAGCTTCGTGGGAAGGTGGCGGTTTTGGCGGCTGTAATTTCTGCCTTGACTGCTTGGTTTATTAAACGTAATGGATAAGTATGACCACAGAACAAGCCCTCAACAATCTCTATAACGCCGCCCGTCTTGCCCCGCTAAATGCGGAGCAGCATGAGCTTATCCGCAAATGCGCTGAACAGCTTGCTGAAGCCTTAAAGCCTAAGCCAGAGCCAGCCGCCCAAGACTAATATGTTTAGCTTCATCAGCAGCGCATTAGGAGGCAGCTTGCTTGGCGGCATCCTAAGCCTCTTCCAGAAGTGGGCTGATGTTAAAGCCAAGGGGATGGAGGCCGACATTGAGATACGCAAGATGGAGAGCATGGCGCGGCTCAAGGTGACGGAAGGGGAGCTGGCGGCCTTCACCACGTCCCAACAGGCCAATGAGGACATTGACATCCCTGAGAACACCCCTGTCTGGGTATCAGCCATCCGTGTGTTAGTGGACGCTTTTCGGGCGTTCACCCGTCCCGGCCTCACTTGGGCCATGATAATCACCCTAAGTTGTGTTATATTTGGCGATAAACTAGGTATAACTGCCACAGAAGCCGTCATCTCAGACTTTGTATTCACTACTTCAACAGCCGTTATGTGGTGGTTTGGTAGCCGTCCTTTGGCTAGAACCGCTAAATAACGCTGTCGCAGACATCGTTCCTATCCCCCTTTCCGTGCGTTTTAAGGCCATTTGACGCCTTAAGGCCACCTTCCTACCCATAATCAATCAAATCCCCTACAATGAAGTATAAAAGCGAAAAGAACATGAGCAAGAAGCAGATGATGAAGCACGAGAAGAACGAATCCGCTAAGAAGCGCGTAATGGAGGCTGGCACGGCTAATGGTGGCCGTATGAGCTATTCCACTTCTCGTAAGTCTTGCTAAAATGGCTAAGTCCACCGTAAACTCGGCTGGCGTCTATACTAAGCCAACAATGCGTAAACGCTTGTTCCAGAGCATTAAGGCTGGAAGCAAGGGCGGCAACGCAGGACAATGGAGCGCGAGAAAAAGCCAACTTTTGGCTAAACGATACAAGGGAAATGGTGGGGGTTACACTACTTCTAGATAAAATGACTAAAACTTGCACAAGATGTAAGACCGAGAAAGATGTATCAGATTACCCCAACAGAGGGGGTAAACAGACTCATTTGCTTAAAAGTCATTGCAAGACTTGTCGCTATAAAGAGCATAACGAATGGATTCAACAAAATCCAGACCGTGTTGCTGGGTATCGAAAAGATTCTTGGACTTTATCTAAACGATGCGCTAGGTATGATATTACGCCAGAACAACTTGCAGATAGATACGAGAGGCAAGAAAGATGTTGCGCGATTTGCAAAACAGAGATTCCTTTATTTAATAGTGCAATAGACCATAACCATGCAACAGGTGAGTTTAGAGGCGTGCTTTGTAAGCTCTGCAATCGTGCATTAGGGATGTTTCAAGACAGTACCGAGGTATTACTTAATGCAGTAGAATACCTTGAGGCTTTTGGCAGCTATAATAACCAAGAGCAGAATGCTCTAACCTCTAGACCATCGTGAAGCCCCAACAGCGCAGCCTTGTAGATTGGACACGCCAGAAATGGCGCACATCCTCTGGTAAGCCTAGCCTAGAGACAGGTGAACGCTACCTACCTGACGCTGCCCAGAAAGCTCTGAGTTCTGGGGAAAAAGCGGCCACCAATAGAGCTAAACGCCAAGGAATGAAAGCAGGGAAGCAGTTTGTAAAACAACCCAAGAACATTGCTAAGAAAACGGCAGCCTATCGCTAACATGAATCCCCGCGACCTACCTTGTAATAGCCCTAGACGAGATATTAGTGGCGGCAAAAAATCTGTCGTCAAAGGATGTCAGAATGGGCAGGAACGTATTGTGCGTTTTGGAGACGCTAATATGTCAATTAAGAAGTCCTCCCCCGCACGCAAGAAAAGCTATTGCGCTAGGTCTGGCGGCATCAAGGGAACATCTAACAAATTATCTGCCAACTATTGGAGTAGGCGCGCATGGGGATGTTAAGGTAATATACGTCTATGGCGCGTTTTAATAATTATGGCCCCTTAGACACACCTCTTATGGAAGAAGGGGATACGGGATTTGCTCGCATGAACGCTCGCTTGCGTCCCGACCAATTGAAGGCGGGAGAAGTGGCGTTGTCCACTAATGGACGTATGGACTTAGATGGCGCGTGGCAGACGCGCATGGGCGTGCAAAACTTTGGAGCGGCTCTTGCCACTAACGCCACAGCATTGACGTTGCCGTTCTACACCTATGCAGACAAAACGGGCAATAGTGTAACAAGGGTGTCTACCACTATTACTATTGGGTTTGCCACCGCTCATGCTTTTACTACCACTACACTAGCGTATGTCTCTGGCATAACAGGCATTAGCCCATCTTTTGTAGCGCAGAATTATATTATTACAGTGGTGAATAGCACCTCTGTTAGCATTACAATTGCAGGCATCTCTGGGACGGCCACAGGCACTGCCGTAGTTGGCGCACCAAGATTAGAAGACACCATTGTTAATGCTGTATTTGGTAGCTGTCTATTCTCAGACCCTACGTCTGATAATGATGAATACATCATGCTTGCCACCAATACAGGGGTGAAAGCGGTGAATGTAAGCACGGGAGCCACTACCAACACCATCACCTATCCCGGCGGCATCACCATAGATACAGACGTTAATCTATTACAGGCGTTCAATTATCTTTTCTTGTTCCGTGATGGTTTAACCACCCTGCAATTTACAGGAACACTTGTTGGCAGCCCAGCCTTTACGTTAGTATCTAATGGCGCATACACCCAACCCTTAACATTAACGGCTTCAGCTAATTGTGCTATTGCCAACGGCGTTGTCACTATTAGCGAAACAGCGCATGGGCTGGTAGCAGGCAACACTGTCAGGATTATTGACCGTGGCACAACCAATCTAAATAACTTGTCAGAGTATTTTATTACAACGGCAAGTGCTAATACATTTACGTTCTTTGCTACAGCCGATAACATTACAGGGGCTACAGTGGTGTTGGGTTCGCCGCAAAGTGCTGGGGCTGGCTTTACCCACATGACTGCGCCCCCGTGGGCTATCTATCATCAAAGACGGCTTTGGATGCCCTATTACTATACAATGGCTGGCAGCAGCGGCAGCCCCACCATCACCAGCAGAAACATTACGGATGAGATTATTGCGTCCGATATTCTTGACCAGAACACCTACGACCAGATTGAGAACAATTTCCGCATTGCCTCTGGCGGAGCCGACTTTGTTGTTGCTATTCAGCCGTTTGCCGAAGATAATGTTGTAGTGTTCAATCGCAACACTATCCATCTTATTCGCGGCGTAAGCCAACCTCTAAAGGACGTATCGGTGCAAGAGGTAACCCGTGAAGTAGGTTGTATTGCTCGCAAAACTGTGGTGCAAGTGGGCAATCAAATCTTCTTCTTGTCCGACAACGGCGTATATTCTGTCAACTTTGAGGATTTATACAATTTGCGGGGCGCATCTATTCCTATGAGCGAGGCTATCAATCCGCTTATTCAACGCATTAACCCAGACTATATTGCAAATTGTGTAGCTACCTATCACGACAATCGCTATTACATTGCTGTGCCGTTAGATACATCGACAGAGAATAACGCCATCTTTATCTATAACTTCCTTAATCAAGGCTGGGAGTCATTAGACATTATTGAACAGAATGGTTGGAATGTGCGTGAGTTTATTAGGGCAGGAGCTGGCGGCCTTAATAGTCTGTATGCTGTTAATAAAGACGGCGGCATCCATATCCTAGACTACCGCGAGGACGACAAGGACGTTGTGAACCTACAGATTGGCGGCACAGCCACTGCCTATCCTATCTATTCTGAACTTAAAACTCGCCAATATACAGGCGGCACAATGGACAGAAAACGCTTTAATTCTTTTGAGCTACAAGCGCAAAGCTCTGACAACAATGTTTCTGATATTGCCATCACGTTTTCTTCTGAAAACCCAGATAGCAACGAATCCCTAGACTCTCTTTCCACTATGTTAGGCGAAACATTGCCTATATCAGAAGATGCTTCGGCGCGTGGCAGAGTTGGGAATGTTCGTGGCTATGGCGGTCAGTTTGTATTAGCCCCAACTATTGGCCGCCCTAAAATTCGCACTATCAAAATATCCGCCCAACTCACTGACCAAGGCATCAATTCTAAAGTATAATGTCTGACCTACAAACAGGATACACTTGGTCTGACGACAAGGCTAATTGGGAAACCAATGAGGCCACAGCTATTCGTTTGAATAGGATGATGGAAGACACCCAGATGAACATTCTGGCGGGGGCTAACGTCACTGTTACTAGAAGCACTAGCGGGGTAACGATTGCATCTACAGCCTCTGGCACAGGCACTGTTACTAGCGTAGGAGGAACAGGAACAGTAAATGGCATAACGTTATCTGGAACAGTTACTTCTAGTGGAAACTTAACCCTTGGCGGCACTCTAAGTGGTGTTAATCTAACAAGTCAAGTAACGGGGGTGCTGCCGCAAGCCAACGGCGGCACAGGCCAAACAACATTAGGAGCAGGAACCTATACGGCTACAGGTGGTTCTGCGGCTATTTCTCTAGCAAATCGTTCTTCACAAACTATTAACGTAAAAGATTATGGAGCTACTGGGGATGGAACAACAGATGACACTAGTTCTATTGTTAATGCCCTTGCTGCTCTATCATCTAACAAATCTTTGTATTTTCCGTCGGGGAAATATATGCACACTGGTGGGTTTTCTTTACCAGCTTCATTAACTAATGTTTTAGTATACGGCAATCAAGCGCAGTTGTTTTGCACTAATATGAATCAGGGAACGTTTTTTGTTCCATCTAGCTGTTCATTTATCACTTTTGATAATCTATGGGTTAATGCTTATGGTTTATATCGCCGCAGCAGTGGTATTCATTTTGTTATTTCTTCCGATTACACCACCATTAGAAATTGTCGTATAGAGCGGTCAACTGATTGGGGTGTTCAAGTAAACAGTGCAAGCGGTCTGGGTTCCCCCTATGTTAAAGGATTTGTTTGTTCTAATAATTATTTTAAGGATACTATGGGAGATGGATGTCATGTTATGGATGGCGATGGATTTTTGATTGAGAACAATGTTTTTGATGGTTGTGGAGATGATGCTATTGCTGTAATTACCAATGGTGCTGCTGCACAACCACAGAACGGCATTATTGCTAATAACATTGTTTTGGGAAGAACTACATATATTGCCGCAACTATTCCAATATCTAGTATTACAAGGTCTGGCACTACTGCTACGGTTACTACAACAAGCCCTCATGGAATTACCTCAACAGTTGGATTGCCAGTAGCTATTTTACATTCTGGTGCTACTGGTGGAGATGCGGCACTATACAATATTGAAGCTGAGATTGTTACTACGGGCGCATCAACTTACACATACACAATGCTTGGAACTCCTGCTGCATCAGCTACGGGAACATTAATTGCACAACCAACTAGATGCAATGGATTTAGGGGAATTGTAGTGTTTACTGGCAAAAACATAAAAATATCAAATAATCAAATTCTAAGCACTAATTCTCAAGCGATTGCATTAGATGATGAATATAATCTTACTGCGTATGTAAATGAAGAAATTGATGTCTCAAATAATTTCTTGTACGATTGCAATTATTTATCAGGAGGACTTGGAAACATTAAAATGTATTGGTGTACTCGTTGTTCTTTAACCAACAACTATGTGTTAAATCCACATACGGTGAGTATGTTGACCATTGATGATTCACAAGGTTTGACTATTTCTGGCAATGTTTTTCAACAAACCGTTAATCAATTTTGCCGGGGAATTGTTAGCACAGAAGCTAGTTCAGAAAACGGAAGAACACTTAATGCTTCTAATAATGTTTCAATCTGTAATAACACTTTCTATTTACAGCAAGCCTCTAATAATGAGTGCATTAGAATTAAATATCTAACTGGAAAGAAGATGAACAATCTTGTGGTAGCAAATAATGTGTTTTTTAGCCTTAACGCTACATATTGCGAGACAGATTTTGTTAATGTTGGTAAGTTTGTTAATAACACCGCTATTGGCGGCGGCACAACAATTACCAATACCAACACCTCTGGAACCATTACCACCGTAAATAACAACTGATATACTACCCTTATGGCTATTCTGACGACAGGAAACACATTTGTTGACGGCAATCAAGTAACGGCACTTAAACTAAACGATGCTGTTAATGGTGCTACATTTGCGTCTGGCGCAGTGAATAATGCCCAAGGCACTGCCATAGCGTCTGGTGCAATTATTGTAATAGACGGC